GTCCGCGATTTGTGAAGATCGGCGGCCGCGTCCTCTACCCCGTGGTGGAAGTCGAGGCATACGAGCAGCGCAACCTGCGGGGCATTCCCAACCATCCACCAACCCAACCGAGACCATGACCTTCAAATCCAAGGGCGCCATCTTCAAGAACACACCCGAGAAGCTGCAGCAGCGGCTGGGTGACCGCTATGACGCCAGCAAGTCCTATCCCGACGTGGATGGCGTGTTCGGCATCAAGGAGGAAGACCGGATGGCGTTCGCCAGCTACATCATGAACGCCGAGCCGAACGACAAGGGAGAGATCCCCGTTCGGATCACTGGCTACAACAACACCAGCCAGAGCGGCGTGAAGTACCTGGGGCTCACGATCGAGCCGGACTTCAAGACCCAGAAGGTGATCGACGAGAAGCTGGCAGCAGCTGGCGCCGCTCAGAGCCTGGCCAAGGCAACCGGCGGAGAGGTGGTCGATGCCAGCGAGGAGGATCTGTTCTAGCGCTGCATCAGCTCCAGCTCCAGCCGGGCGATCTCATGGACCGCCTGCTGGAGCACCTGCTGCTGGTAACAGCACTGGCGAAGGAGCTGGGCTGCGATCTGGCCGGTGTTGGTGCTGCGCTCCAGGGCGCGGCACTCCGCCTCCAGCTTGAACAGTTTTTCGGGCGGGATGTCCACCGCCATCCATTCACCGAAGTTCATCTATAAGGGGCGGGTCGCCCCATCTTGCCCATGCTTTGCCCACAGTGCAGCCACAGCGTCCACCGCGCGGCTGTGACGAACAGCCACCCGGATGATCAGATCGTGCGCAAGCGGGTCTGCGAGGCGTGCGGCCATGCGTGGTTCACGGTTGAGGTGACGGTGCCCAGCTATGCGGTGGGCTGGAGCGCAGCGCACAAACGCAAGCCGGTGCTGCGCGTGCCGATGGAGCTGAAGGCCGGCCGCACGCGGTTGCGGGTGAAGCACCAGGAAGCGAAGGACCAGCTGGCGCCGCTGCGGGAGGCGAATAAAAGACGGTCGCGGGAGGCCGATGGGTGGCCACATGAAGAAATGTCACACCGGGGGTGATGCACTGCCCACGGTGCAGCATCATTAGGAAACGGCCGACGAGGCCACCACCCACAACACCATGATCCGACCCACACTGCTCGCCGCGGCCATGCTGCTTGCGGCACCAGCTACCGCCCAAAGCTTCTATCCCAACACCTACGGCGCCCGCTTCTGCGAACTGCGGCGCATGGGCATCGCTTCAGCTGAAGCCCGCACGACCGCGCTCAAAGAAGCTTGGAGCCAGCACAGGGAGCCCACTTATGTGGACTACCAAGGTCAGCGCACCAGCCTCGACGTGCTGGACGCTGCCCGCTATGTCACCACCCGTTGCCCGGAGCTGGCGCAATGATCACCAACCCTTGGATTAACCGCATCTTTGCGCTGACCACACTCGCCGCCATATATGCGGCTGGCTACGCCGGCGGCCGTGATGCTGCCGTGCAAGCCCACAACGATCACCCGGCGTGCCATGCGCCGCTAAAGCCATGACCAAGATGCGCCGCTTCTACTTCCAGATCCGCTCGGCCAACGTGATTGAGTGCATCTGGGCGCACAGCCTGACCGAAGCCAAAGCCAAGGCCGCCATTGAATGGATGCCGTGGTGGAACCAGATTGAGTGGCTGAACCCTGCAACCGTTACCGACCCGTCCATCCATGCGTGAGATCGTTCCGTTCCAATGGGTTGAAGAGTCCGTCAGCCGCCACGGCGATGGCATCAGCCGCCCACACGCCAAGACCCGCACGCGGGAGTACCGCCTGCTGGTCTACAAGCCCGGTGCCATGCCGATGACATGGATTACCCGCGCCGAGACCAAGAAGCACGCGATCCGCTACGCCGAGGCACGCTGGCCGGGTGCCGTGGTGGAGGTGGCCTGATGGATCACATCCGCGCCAAACTGGAAGCCCTGATCAGCGATTCCGGCATGTTCAACGCCGGCCAGCAGGAAGAACGCCAGCGGCTGGCCACGCTGCTGCGTGCTCGTCTTGATCAGCTGGCCAACATGCCCAGCCACCCGCACATCTCCGCGCGCCGCGAGGAGCTGCTCAACATCCTGCAAGCACTGATCCAATCATGAACCGCGTCCAACTCGACCAGCAGCGCGCCGACATGATCGACGCGCTCTATAAAGCCAGCGGCCGCACCTGCGGCACCTACACCGGGCTGTGGGAGGAATTCTGCCGCGACATCGCTGCCAACTTCCGCGACACCGCCTATCCCGAGCTTCATGCCGCCTGCGTCACCGCGATCGGTGATGCTGAGAGCCACCTGGCGGAGAAGCACGCGCAGCAGTGCATCGCCGTCTGCCGCCGTTTTCTGCTGGGCAGCCGATGGTCCTGAGCGATCGCCGCCCCAAAGGCAAAGGCCGGAACTTCACGGTGAACATCAGGATGACCCGCGAGGAGATTGAACAGGCGCGTGAACTCGGCGGTGGCAATGTGTCGATGGGTTTCCGTTGGGCATTGCGCTACGCCTCAGATCGCAACATGCGACCGATGACACTGACCACGCTGCTGCGATCGGCAGCAGTGCTGGCCAGCGAGCTGGAGGAGAGGAAGCGATGAGCGATCCGGTCAACCATCCCGACCACTACCGGCAAGGCGAGATCGAGTGCATCGACGCGATCGAGGCCGCGCTGACGCCGGAGGAGTTCCGTGGCTACTGCAAGGGCAATGCCTTGAAGTACATCTGGCGCGAACGCCTCAAAGGTGGCGCCGAGTCACTGTTGAAAGCTGCCTGGTATCTCGCCAAACTGAACCGATGATCCTCCCGAACATTTCACTGCTGGACCGCCTGGCGATCTGGGTGCTGCACCGCAGCCCGCGGATCAGCTTGTTGGTGGTGAAGGACCAGTTCTGGCCGGATGTGTTCCTGTCGGCCAATCCATCGGATCCGACGGCTGCGTTTGTCGCGGCCGGCGTGAACGAACCGGACCCACCGAGCATGGTGCTAGAGCGGATCTATCACCTGCCTGCGCACGGCGAACAGGAATGATCTCGCTTCACGCCGGCCGCCTGCTGTTGACCTGCGAGCGGGCGAGCCAGACGTGGCACGCGCACATCATCCTCGGACCCAAGCCCGAGCACCAGCTGGTGGCCGATACCGGCACCGTTGACCTGCGCCAGGCCATGCTGCGGGGGCAGAACCTCTACACCGCGTTTCGTGCCAAGGCGCGGCCGGTGGAGGCCGAGGCGAAGGTGATGTGCTGGGACTGCATCCACTGGACACCAGGCGGCCGCGGCAAGTGCGAGCTGGACATCCCCGAATGTCGCCAGACTGGGGGCAGATTTGCGCCGACCTGCGCGGTGTTCACACCATGCAAGAGCCCATCGTGATCAGCCGCACCGACCGCGGTGGCGGGTGGATCGACACGCTGGAGCCGGCGGCTGGCGGGGAGCTCTACTACCGCAGCTGCGCGCATGGGTATTGCCGCTACAGCTCCGACATGTGGCAGGCTGAGCTGTACCTCAACCACCTCCTAGCCCGTGACTTTGGCTGAGATCACCTACCTCTCAATCATCTACTGGGTCGCCTGCGTTCTCATCATTTGGGTGCTCAGCAAGATCCTGCCCTAGCCATTGGATGATTGCCCACTCGCGGGTAGCCGACCAGAAGTGTTGGGCGCGGAACCAGTCCACCCAGCCCTTGTGACCTTTCTGGCTGTTGCACATGAAACAACAGGAGACGAGGTTCTGGCGTACTGTCAGGCCGCCATGCACCTTGGGGGTCACATGATCGAGGGTCGGGCTGCGGCCGAGCGGGTCGCCGCAGTAGGCGCACTCGTAGTTCCAGGCCAGGTGGATCTGATCACGCGCCGAGCGGCGAGTGATGAGCCGGGTCTCGTCAATGTGGTGTTTGTCCACCATCGTCTTGGCCGGGCAGGAGGAAAGCAGAAACGTCGAGATCCACGATGTCGTCGTCGCTGGGGATGAACTCCGCCAGCTGGCTGTAGATGTCGGCTGGCAGCTCCTCGGGTTCGGTTTCGGATCGAACGATCAGCTTGGCGTTGATCTCAACCAGATAAGCCCGCATGGGCGAACGCCCGGCTTGGCACACGGTAGCGGGTGCGACTGGATCGGGCTGTGTTACAGCGTGTGAACTGGCTGAGCGATGGGCGCAGTGTGCGCTGTGGGGGGTGTAGCCTCCACCCATGACCTACATCCTCAACCTCGGCCCGTGGCACGTCGGGCCGTTCCCCACCCACATTGCCGCGCAGCACTGGGCGGAGATCCACGGCGTGGACGACTACCAGATGATCGCCATGGACGACCCGGCAGAGGCGCCTGCGCGAATAGTGCGCGAACGGGCAACACGGCAGCCGCAGCAGCGGGCTGCCTGATGCTGTAACCTATTGGTATCTCTAGGGTTTTTGGTGAGCCCGGCGGGTTCTGACCCCGCGACCCTCTGATTAAAAGTCGCATCTGGACACCTCACGCCAGTTCACGGGAATCCCCTAAGCCTCTGATTCAGCCACCAGATTCCCCCTTGCTATCTCCAGCCCGTTCGCGCAAAGTCACCCGAAATCACGGAGATCTGCGCGAATGCTGCGCGAATGGATAGCGGATACAAAAGTGCCCGGCCTAGGCATCCTGAAGCTGCCGAGCGGCGTTGAGACCTGGTACCTGCGCTTCCGGGAACCGGGCGGCAAGCAGCAGCACCACAAGATCGGCCGCGTCGGCGTGGTGAGCCGCACGCTGGCACGGGAGGAGGCGCACAAGCTGCTGGCGGCTGTCGCCAAGGGTGAGGCGCCCACCAGCGCACGGCAGGAGCTGCGCCGCGGCCCAACAGTGGCGGACCTGTACGCCCGGCTCCAGGCGGAGCACTACGGCAAGCTGCGGCCATCCACCCGCGCTGGCTACCGGAGCATCTGGGAGGCGCACATCATCCCTGAGCTGGGCACCGCCAAGGTGCAGCAGGTGACCAC